GTATAACTTGTGGTATTGGAGAAGTTAGGAACTGTTCCTACGGTAGGAGCAGCAGTTGGGACTACATCGCCTTGAGTATAAGACTGGGAGAATGTGAAAGCAGATTCTGCAGTTCCTTGGACTGCTTCGATAGTACCAGGAGAATAAATTCCACTAGTAATAGTACCAGTAGAAACAGCATCTGCTGTGGTGCCATCAGTAGTACCAATGTTTGTTCCAGAGATACTAAATGAGGATCCAATTCTCGTTGCTTGAGTTCTAGCAGCATCAACCGTCAGTTGAACACTAGCAGAATGTGAACTCACCAATCCACCTGCATTTGCTGCACCTGCAGTCACTAATAGCATAACGATAGGTAAAAATTTAGTCATTTTTTCCATCGAGTTTTGTCTAATACTATGTAGGTGAGGTATTCCTTACATATAGGTTCGGATTATTACACAATGGATTAAACTAGGAACTTGTTAAATATTATTGGTTGCCTTCGGGGACCACACAACAAACTCGCTTTAATTAGGAGCATAACAAATGACGGGACTTAGAAAGTTCACGACGAAAGATCTTAATGCAGTGGTAGATGCTGCAGAAAAATACTCAGTAGGATTTGATGATCTGTTTTACAGACTACATTCCTACGGGATGGGAAGTGTTAATGAAGCATATCCTCCATACAATATTGTTCAAGAATCTAATATCAAATGGAGAATCGAATTAGCATTGGCAGGGTGGGCACAGGAACAAATTGAAGTTACTACAGAGAGTAATGTTCTTTTAATCAGATCGATTGCACCAAAGAATAAAGGTGAGGAGGAATATGTACATAGAGGCATCTCCACTCGCACTTTTGCTAGAGGGTTTAATCTTTCAGATGATGTAGAAATCGGCACAGTCAGTTTTAATAATGGATTACTTGTGGTAGAATTACGGAAGATCATCCCTGAGCATCAGCAACGAAAGGTTTATGAAATCCAAAATTCTCAACTACCTGAAAGTGATAGTGTGCCATCCAGCGACACACTATAATCTGATTACTATTGGAATTCTGATTACAATAGGAGCATTACATAACCATGCACACTTCGCAATGAGTATGGATGCAGATAGTTATGTGAGACAGTGGTGTAGATCATCAGCAGAAAACAAAAAGATCTGTATCAGTTATGGTGGAAACATGGACTACTAACTGACCTATATAATGTACAACCAAAGAGACCTTGCGGGGTCTCTTTTTGTTTGGAGTTACCATGAATGTTTATGTAAATTTAAAACCGAATACTTATGACGGTGATACAGATCTCTTGACAGTAGAAGTGCCTTCATCGTATACTGATGAACTTCTTCGTCATGTGAGACCTATCGCAGAACAAAAGAATATCGATGAATCCAAAATCCTTAAGGATATTATTAAGGAAGCAGTAAACGAAATTGAAAGGAGGGATTATGAGCGTAAGAATCGTAAGAACAAGAAGTAATGAGGATGTGATTTGTGACCTCTATGAAGTTACAACACAAGAAGAACCAGAAAAAGCAGTAGGATTTCAAATGAAAAATCCCTACTCGGTCTGGATTTCTGCACCTAAAACATCTACGGTTGTGGAACAAACTGAAGAGGAGGTTACTGCTAAAATTAGTGAACCGTCTATCAACTTTGAACCTTGGGCACCGTTATCCAAAAACAAAGACATCATGATGAAACTGGACGAGATTGTTACAGTTTATGAAACTCATGAAGAGATTGAAAACAAGTACAACCAACTGATTGAGGCAGAAAATGGAACAGCAGTCGATTAAGTTAGTTCTACTGAGAGAACGAAAAGAGTATCTTATCGGAAGCATTACCGAGTTAGATGAAGAACCAAGTCTCTTGATTGAGAAGTGTATGGAAGTTCTTGAAGACGGAACCCTTAGGGAGTTTCCTCTTCATGCTGAGCAACGTGATTTGTTCTTGACATCTGAGTGCGTTTTGACTATACTGGATCCAAGTCCTAATGTGCTGGAGACATACAAAAACGCATGAGTTCGTTTTACACCAACATTCAACTCGCTGGTGATACAATCTTGTATAGGGGATACGAAGACGGGCAACCCGTCTCGTATAGAACAAACTTCTCCCCAACACTCTACACGCTTTCTCGTAAAGAAGAAGAGTTTAAGACTCTAGAGGGTAAGAATGTATCACCCATCCAGTTTCAGACTTCTAGAGAAGCACGAAACTTTATTCAACAGTATGATGGTGTCGAAGGGTTTGAAGTTCATGGATATGAGCGATTCGTATATCAGTATATTCGTCGTGAGTTTCCTGGTGAAGTTCAATATAACATCAACCAGATGAAGATCTATGCATTGGATATTGAAGTCCAATGTGAGAATGGATTCCCTGACGCAGAAGCAGCAGCAGAAGAAATGCTATCCATCACCATTAAAGATATGGTGACAAAGAAGTATTATAGTTGGGCAACTCGGGAGTTTGAAGCACCCGAAGGTGTTGAGACACATATCTTCTGGACAGAACATGAAATGCTAAACCATTTTATTAATTGGTGGGTGCAAAATACTCCAGATATCCTTACGGGTTGGAATGTCAATTTGTATGATGTTCCATACATTGCTCGTAGGGTTAGTCGTGTGCTTGGGGAGAAATGGATGAAGAGTCTATCTCCTTGGAATCGTGCAAATGAAAGGGAAGTCTATGTTAAAGGACGAAAAAATATTGCTTATGACATCTCTGGTGTTAACATTCTTGACTATCTGGATCTTTATCGAAAGTTTACTTACACTAACCAAGAATCATATCGTCTAGACCATATTGCTTTCGTCGAATTGGGTCAGAGAAAACTCGACCACTCTGAGTATGAAAACTTCCGAGACTTCTATACCAGTGATTGGCAGAAGTTTATGGAGTACAACATCCAAGACGTTGAGTTGATTGACCGATTGGAAGACAAGATGAAGTTGTTGGAACTTGCCATCACTATGTCTTACGATGCAAAGGTAAACTTTGAAGATGTTTATAGTCAAGTTCGTATGTGGGATACGATGATCTATAACTATCTTACCGATAGAAAAACAGTTGTCCCCGCAAGGAAAGGTGCTAAGAAAGATGAAAAGTACGCAGGAGCCTATGTCAAGGAACCGATTCCAGGAAAGTATGATTGGGTTGTGTCTTTTGACCTTAACTCTCTTTATCCTCATCTCATCATGCAGTACAACATCTCCCCAGAAACCTTACTTGACGCAAGACACCCAACAGCAACTGTTGATAAGATTCTTACTCAAGAACTAGATATTGATGGGAAGTATTGTGTATGTGCAAACGGTGCTCAGTATCGTAAGGACATACTTGGGTTCCTACCAGAAATGATGCAGAAGATTTACGATGAACGGACCATATACAAGAAGAGAATGCTTAAGTCTAAGCAAGCTCTTGAACATGCCACCACATCTACAGAGACCTTGGCATTACAAAAGGATATTTCAAAATTCAACAATATCCAAATGGCAAGAAAAATCCAACTCAACAGTGCCTATGGTGCCATCGGAAATCAATACTTCCGATATTACAATCTGGCAAATGCTGAAGCGATTACCCTCTCGGGTCAAGTCTCGATTAGATGGATTGAGGGAAAGGTAAATGCTTATCTAAACAAACTACTTAAAACAGAGGATCATGATTATGTTATTGCTTCCGATACTGACAGCATCTATATCTGTCTTGATTTACTTGTCCGTTCTGTATTTCCTTCACAAGATGTTCCTACAGAGAGGATTGTCAACTTTCTCGACTCTGCCTGTAAAGGACGAATAGAACCATTCATTGAGAAATCGTATCAGGAACTAGCAGATTACGTCGGTGCTTACGACCAGAAGATGGTCATGAAGCGAGAGAACATTGCCAACAAAGGTATCTGGACTGCTAAGAAGAGATACATTCTTAATGTATGGGATAGTGAGGGTGTTCGTTATGAGAAACCTAAACTAAAAATCATGGGTCTGGAAGCAGTTAA